GTCGCGCACGTCGCGTTCGAACAGGTCGCGCACGTCGCGTTCGAACAGGTCGCGCACGTCGCGTTCGAACAGGTCGCGCACGTCGCGTTCGAACAGGTCGCGCACGTCGCGTTCGAACAGGTCGCGCACGTCGCGTTCGAACAGGTCGCGCACGTCGCGTTCGAACAGGTCGCGCTCAGCCTGCCCAACCGCGTTGGCAGCGGATGCTTTATCGCCCTGCTCGCGGGCCGGAGCGGGTGCACTAACGAGTGCACTTTGCTTATGGCTAGGACGCGACGGCAGCGCCGATTCCGGATGCACTTGGCTCGCGGCAAGTGCCGCTACCTGTGCGCTGTCCTGCTGATCGCTATCGATCTCGAACACTCGCGTCGTTTCATGGTTTGGTGCGTTACGCATAGCTCACCTGTTCCCTGCCGCGCAGCTGCGCAATCGCCTGCGCCTTGGCCTCGGCGACGATCTCGTCTTCCGTCCAGTCTGGATGCAGATGGTGCAGCTCCTGCGCGATTCGATGCGCCAGGGGGCGACGGATCAGCGTGCCGTCCAGGTTCGAATTTTTCACGGTTTCAGCCATCGCTGTTCCCTTCGTTTGTCGTGTTGCTCACGCTCGGCTTGATGCGGATCTCCGAACTGTCGATTCCTTCTTTCTTGCCGGCCAAGTAGACGATCATCGCTACCCGGCCTCCCGCCTGGTACAGCGTCAGGCTGTTGATGAATTGGTGCAGGCCTTCGTGCAGTACAGGCCGCGCGCAGTGCGCCGACTTCAAGAGCAGAAGGTGATGACGGTAGGCGTCCTGGTCGAGCGGGACGTCTTGGCCAGACAGATCGATCACGCTGCCCTCGGCATATCGACGCCAGCTTTGCCGCGGGCGCATGTGTCACAGCTGCCCTGTTGGGCGAGCTGCTTGGCGGTGACGACTTTCCCGCACGCGCAGCGCTTCCGGCGCAGTACGATTGGCGGATGCGCATGCGTGTCCGCGCGGTACAGCTCGGTACTGGCCGGGTTGGCTGTTCCGAATTTCATGACTTCACCTTTTTGTCGGCGGGATCGGTAACGACGCAGAACACCTCGACCTCGGCGACGGCCCTGGCGAAGCGCTGCAGCGGGATTCGGTGGATTGCCGTGTCGGCGTTGGCGATGGTCTGCCGCAGGCATGCAGCTTCCTCGGGCTCCACGTTGATGGCTCCCGTCTGCTCGTAGCGATCGCAGATGCTGCGCATGACACGCGCGCCGGGATCCACGACTTCGGCCAGGCCTGCGCGATTCAGCGACGCGAACATCTTCGCCAACACGTTGTAGTTTTCCGTATTGGGACTCTCGATCAGGGTTTCGCCCGCCATGCGAATTTGCAGCGCGCATCGGTCGCGCGTCTCGATGGTCATCGGGACGTTGGCTTTCGGCTGAAATTGGAATCGTTGGTGAAAACGAGGCATGACGGGCACTCCTCGCTTACGGCCGGCCGATCAGGACCTGGAAGCCGCTCGCACGCGCCTGCTCGACGTAGGCGTTGAACGCGTCTTCGATCGCGTTCTCGACCCGGTCCAGTTCGTACCAGAACTTCACCTTGCCGCCGCCGAGGCGGTACTTCAAGCGCGCGCGCACCTTGTAGCCATCGCCGTTCTTGAAGAGGCGCAGGCCGAGGGCGAATTCGCGCGGGATCATGATGTCGCCTGCGCCGGCCCGTGCGTCGATGTTCTCGGTATAGGTCAGTTGCACCTGGCCGTTGTCGAGGCGGCGATGCGAGCTGAAAGCGACTTCCGTCTTTGCCTGCAGCGTCAGCGCGACCTGCAGCATGGTTTCGCCGCTCGGCTCGCTGATGTCGGCCACGTTGTCTTCGAGGAAGACCGCGAACTCTTCCTGGTCCATCGGCTTGCGGTCGTTCTTGTGCCACGCCGCGAATTCACGGCTCAGCTCGGCCGTGTACGAGACGCGGAAGTCGCGCCAGGCCGGCATGCCGTCGACGCCCTGCCCGTGGTCGTTCAGGACGGCCACCAGCGCGCGCGTATCGGAGTGGGCGTAGATGTAGCAGCTGTCCGGCGCGGCCTGATCAGCCACGTATTTCAGGAAGCTCGGCAGGTCGGACAGGACGACGGTGCCGCTTTTGCGGTGCGGTTCGGGCAGGGCGCTTTCGATTGCCTTCGTGATGTCGTGGTGCCGGTATTCCGGGGGCAGCACGAGATAGTGCGCATCGCCGAGGGAGCGCACGCCAGCTGCCGCGACGGTGAGGGCACCGAGCTGCTCGATGGCGGACTTGCTGATCTCCAGGTGCTCCTGGGTTTGGACGGCTGCGGCCAGCTGGCCGGCGACGAGGCCGGATACCGGCGTGTTCTGGGTTTCGGACATTACGCTTCCTTAAGTTGACGTGGTTGAGGGACCGTCGCTTCACGCAGTTCGAGCGATTGCTGACGGGGATGCTTGCGGGAGAGCTCGTTGTCGTCGGTGACCCAAAAGAAGTCCTCGCCGCGTTCGGGCTTGGGCAGGTCGACCTTGACGTTGTCGACGATGACGACCTTGTCGACGTCCTTGCCGCGGGCGCCCGGCTTGACCTTCACTTGCAGGGTCAGACTGCCGCCCTTGCCGGTGTCTTTCACGGCCGCGAGCAGGTCGGCCAGGCCGGCCGAGAGTTCGGCGTGGGCGCGGCCGTCGCGCAGGTCCTGCAGAAACAGTGCGAATGCTTGGGTACTCATGCTGGAGTTTTCTCCTTTCTAGTTGTGGTAAAAATTTGTGTTTAAATAGAAACTTTTGAGGAGCTCCAATGGCCGCTCGACATCTCTACTTGCCGTACTGCCTGCAACGCTTAAATGACGGGCGTTACATTGTTCTGAACCGCTACTACAAACCGCTGGGCCTTCCGAACACGGACTGGATCGATTACGACGCACATCCAAGCGCCCAGCATCTGAAGGGCTTGACGGCGTCGAAAGCAAAGGCGATGTCGCATCGAAAACTGGAAGACCTCGACAAGATTTTTCTTTACGCTGACGGCTGCATTCCGACGGGAAGCGCTGAGAATTGGGCCGCGTATTCGAAACGGCTTCAGGTGCTCGCGGACCTGCAATTCAAAGGCGAGTAGCCAGTCCCGCCGCTCGCATAGCGGATGCGAACTCGATCGCGCCGCGCGGCGCAGGCGATGCGTTCGTCAGCACCAATGCGTTTGCCGGAACGGGACGGCCTGCGTGCGGTTGCCAGTCATCGACGATCTCGGACTTGCCGTAATGGCGCGCGAGCGCGGCTGCGTTGCGGGATTTGCCGCAGCCCGCCGGGCCATAGATGACGACGCTTGCACTATTGGTGGATTCGATTTTGTTCATGTCGATCTCGCTTCGATGGTTAGTTCGTAGAGCGGCTTACTGAGCAGCGGCCACCTGTACGGTTGGGGCTGCGGGAACGTGCATCCAGTGGGTGACGACGTGCTTAAACAGAGGCATGCCTGACGTGTCCACCCAGACCCCGTCTTGCCTGTAGGCCGGGGCGACCTCTCCGCCTTCCAGTGCGATGAGGACCGTGATGTCATCGTCCGGCATGCGCGCTGCCGCTGGGATCCATTCGAGCGTCACCATGAGGCCGTTCGGTTCCGCCGCTGCCTCGGCGAACATCTTCGGCGTCGCCTTCGTCTTGCCGCTGGCCTTGGCCTTCGCCACGCCGTCCTGGATGACCTTGCCGGCCTTGCTGCCGTGCTTCTTCACCAGTGCGGCGGCCGTCGTGCTCGATACCTCGCCTGCGTTCACGGCCTTGTGCACGTCGCTGTTCGCCTCGGCCAGGAGGATCGTGTTCTTCACGTGCTCGATGGATTTGCCGATGCGCGTCGCGATCTGCTTTTCCGTCCAGCCGAAGCCGTGCAGCTTGCGCAGCTGGATGCCGAGCTGGAGCGGCGTCAACGGCAGGCCGCCTGCGCTGGTGATCATGTGGGCGACGCGGTCCGCATCGCCGCCACGGAACTGGCGGCAGTCGAGCGACTTGATCTCGAAGCCTTTCGAGATGGCGTCGAGCGCCGCGGCGTGACGGTGGTGGCCGTCGACGAGGATGATGTGCCCCTCCTCGACGCGCACCTCCAGCGGCGGGAAGATCGCGCCGTTCTGCAGCGCGAGGGACATCTCGGCCACGTGCTCCATATTGAGCGGCCGCGCGTTGAAGCCTTCCTCGACCTCCAGCAGGCGCGGATCTACCGCGAACGAGGTCACTTTCGAGACGCTGTCGCCGTGGATCTTCCTCTCGGCGGCGACCTTCAGCGAGACAAAACTTTCGGACATGGTCTGTTTGTTGTTGTACGACGCGAGCGCATTCACTCTTTGTCGTTGGCCTGCAGCTTCTTCGGATCGAACCCGCTGCGGCGCTGCATGTGCCGGCGGGCGATGGCTTCCAAAATGATTTTGAGAGCCGGGTTCTTCAGCATTTCGTCGAGCGGGGAGGGCGTCCGAAGCCAGCGGTGCGCGATCTCCAGCGCTGCGCGGTCTGGCAGGACGCGGTCCATGTCAGCTCACCAGGAGGCGATAGGCACGGCGCAGCGCGGCAGCACGCGTGTTGCCGGCCGAGCGGTAATAGCGATAGATGGCGAGGAATCGCATGTCAGGCTCCGTCGCAGGGCTGGCTGACTTGCGAAGCCGGGATGCGCACCAGCTTGTCACCGCGGCGCACGGCCGTCGTGGCTCCTCGCCGTTGGCGGGGAGGCGTCTGCGCTTGGGTGATGAGCGTCTTCAGCTCGGCGCGCTTCTCGGCGAGATCATCCTCGGCCGTGCGCAGGCGGATAGAAAAATCCATCACGCGCCTCCTTCGGTGCTGCAGGCCGCGCCGTCATGGCAGAATGTCGTTCCAACAACTCTCTCAGGAACCGACGCATGAACAGCATCCCGCTCGCCCTTGACCTGCTCGACCGACTGCTCGGCCTTGCCGTGAAAGCGAACACCGATTTCGAGAAAGCCGCTGTGTTCGCCGCCGCGACCGCGCTCTTCAAGGACCTGGATGACGAGCTGGGCGACGCCGGCGGTTACGCGGGCGAAAAGCTCGAGCTGGTTCGCTGGAACATCTGTGCGATCGTTGGATACGATGTCGACAACGGGCAAGACGTACAGATGCTGAAAGCCGCCGCTATTGGGGCTTTGCAGGCATTGCGCGCTAGCCTGGGCAAGTAGGGCTGTAGCGCGATGGTAAGTCGCGCTGCGGAACAGATTGCCACCAAGGTGTCTCGGCCAAAAAAGTTTGTCAACGGGCTGAATATCGAGCAGAAGTTTGAATTCCTGGGCGGCCTCGACGGCCGCCGCCAGCGGAGTCTTCGGATTGTTCGAAGCCATCAGCGCACCTCCGCCACGACAGTGATGCCGCACGGTTCGTCGAAGAGGCTGGCGACAAGCTCAGCCGCGTCGCCGCTCGACGGTGCGACCCAAATGAATTTGGTGACGTTGGTGGCGGTGCGCGCCGTGACGATGAATTCGTTCACGCTGCCTCCGGCTCGGCGGCGGCCAGCGCGGCCTGGGCGATCTGCTCGGCCTCTTCGCGGACGATCTCGCGAGTGAGCATGGCGAAGGCGTTTTCGCCGTTCATCGAGCGCTGGACGAGCTCGGCCAGCACGTGTTCGTCGCGCAGGCGGTCAGCAAGACTGCTGACGATGAGTTTCATCGTTACCGGCTGGCCGGCGGCCAGGGACTGCTTGAGACGGTCTGCTGTTTCGGCGACAACGCAGGTGACCTTGCCATTCTTAGTGATATCGCGCATTTGCTTGCTCCTAGGCTGTAGCGGTAGAGCAATTATCGGTATTCCGATCTTCCAAGTCAATCGGTTTTCCGATATTTCGATGCGTGTTTGTTTTCCGGTGTTGTTGACGTCGCTATAGAATCCTCAGCGAGAGCGTAGACGGAGGTTGGCTCAGATGAGCCGCGTGCAGTTAAAGAACGTCTTTGCCGTTGAGAGTTAGGGCTTTGATTTCGCCTGTTGAGAGATCGCCAATGCAGCTGGCAGACATCTTTACTGACGCTCCGAAACCATTCTTAAAGTGAAATGATCCGGTTGGCCACGCGAAGTAAAACTCGTTGCCGCTACCATGGTTTTGGCTGAAGGGAGGTTGCTCAGCGTCGCCAAACTTAGAGTGAGCAATGATCTGCTTTTGGCACGCCAGTAACGCCGCCGCGACCTTGCGATCCTGAATCTGTTCGGGTGACGGGGATATGATGCGCGAACCGATCATACCTAGGCAGGCTAGGATGGCGACCAGGCCGACAATTGTGAGTAAGGGAAACCCGGTCGGTCGGCTTGGCGTTGCGGGCTCCCCGACCGGCGGAGGCGGCGGCGAAACTGAAGCCCCACATCGAGGACATTCGATTGGATTTTTGATCGCTAAGTATGCTTTACAGCTCTGACACTGAGTTGCCACGCCGTTACTCCCCGTCGGTGTTAGCGCATACTACATCGCGCACGCACGATTATAGCTCTCCGGCAATGTGTAGAATCTCACCAATCGTTGCAATAGGCGAGGGAGGGATCCTAAAACGGCGGGTCATCCTGGTATTCGTACACCGGCTTCGCAAGATCAATTTCTAAAAACTGGACTGCATGCTCACGGCGAAGCCGCTGCGCAAATTGATGCGTCTGGAACGGCGCATAGGCTCGGCCGTCATTGGAGTACAGCATTAGAGGCCAGCTCGTCAGGTGCTGAAGTCGGCTCCAAATATCTACCATCAATGCGTCATCTCGCTTTTCAATGTGCGAGGCATCGACGAACGCTACTGAGAGCCTTGCGCCCATCAGTTCATACAATCCAATTTCAATTTTCACAGGCGACCAGTTAGCTCACGGCCTGGTTGGTAGACGACGCGCCCGACGATGTCGCATTGACCGCTGCGCACGTTGACAGGACCGTGTTTGGGATGAAGAGACCGCAAGAACCACTGCCCGCCATCCTTCCAAAGTTGTTTGATGCAGCCCTCGCCATTAAAGTTGACGGCAAAAAGCTCGCGGTCGACCGGCTTTTTGTCTGCAGTATTGACAACAACAACGTCATCTTCGAAAAGCAGCGGCTCCATGCTGCATCCCCGGACGGTGACGGCTAACAACAAGTGAGGAGCAAAATTGTTTCTTTCGATCACTCGGCGGGGCATGTGCAGCACGCCGCCATCTTCCATTTCAGGCTCGGTTTCATAGCCTGCGACCCCAGCTCGCAATTTCAGTTTTACTCTCCGAATAGGGATGGTGTCAGGCTCTTCCCCAATGCGGATCGGGACAGTCGCGGACAAAAATGGGTTGTCCTCGTCTACATCAGGGTCGGGCGACGGGGCTTGGACAGGAACCATACTTCCCTTTCCAGTCTCAAGCCACAGCGGGTTTACGCCCAATGCAGCGGCAAGTGATGCAACCAAAGTGGTGCCTGCGGATTCACCAGTTTCTAACTCTGAAAGGGATGCTTGAGCCATGCCCACCTTTTGGGCGAGCGCCTTCTGCGTCAGCTTCGCCGCTCGGCGGGCTTCTCTAATTCGTGTGCCTATAGACATTCCTATATTATCGGTCGGCACTAAATCGGAATTCCGATTGACGTGTAAAATCGGAACTCCTATAATGTTCTCCATGGACATTATTTTCACTCTCTCTGAGCTTCAACGGGTAGGGCTAACGCAGACCAAGATCGCCGAAGAGCTTGGCTTGAAGCAGCCCACGGTTAGCGCAATGATCGCTGGCAAAGCAGGGGTGACTCGCCCTTCGCACAAGGTGATCAGTGGCCTGCATGCGCTTGCGGAAAAGCATGGAGTGCCCACGGATCCGTCTCGAGAGGTGAATGTTCCCTCGCCGGACATATGCGACGACGCCATCTGTGGCAAGAACCAAGTTCCTCCCCAGTCCGAGACGAATCACGGAGAAAGCGAAAGCCCGTGAGCGGCTATTCCTCTTGAGTTTTTTGCCTCGTCTAACAGGGCGAGTTTCATTACTCACGAGGATATTGTTGTTCATAGGAAATTAATGCGGTAAGGAATTTGGTTTGTTGCAATCGTAGCTATGTTGCCATTCCAGTAAAACCCAAGATCTTGAAGGAAAAACTATGGACCTGCTGTCCGCCTACCAAGAAATGATCCGTGTTCACGGCTGGAATGGCACGGCCGCCACGCTGGGCATGACTAAGTCGGCTCTCGAAGCACGTGTGTACGAAGTGAAGGGTTCCGGCATGCGCGTTGATACCGCGCTGTTGATCCAGACGTACGCCGGCACTAAGCACTTCGCCCAAGCCGTGGCACATGCCAGTGGCGGCGTCTACGTTGATCTGCCTACGGCGGACGACATCCACGGCGAGGACCTCGAAGCTAAGTTTCACGAGCTCGTGATCACCCTCGGTAACTTGTCCAAAGCATCGTATGACGCCCGAAAAGACGGCGAGATCGATGCTCGCGAGCGTGCCGAATTGGAAGACATCGCACAGCAGATGCACAAGATTCTTCAGGAGCTGATGGCCTTGACGTTCCACGTCTACTGCCGTCCGGCAGTGGCAACCCGTATGTCCACCAACGATGACCGCTGAACCGATGGAATACGAGCCGGTCGCTACGCTCGATGCCGCGCCGGCTGAGGTGCCGATGATTCGTCGTACAGCCGAAGAGAAGGCGCACATCCTCGCGCGCCTGACCATACAGCTGGCCGCCCTGGGCAATCATGGAGAGCGCAACGATGGCAACGCTTGATCAAGTCATCGACCAGATGCGTGCAGCGGGTCTTCCGCCGCTGCCTGGCAACGGCCTTCCGGTCCGCGATGGCGAAATCCATAAGTTCGGTCCCAGGAAAAAGGCCTGGTACGTCCTGCGCGAGAAAGCGCGGGACGACGGACAGCTGATCATCAGCGGCAGCTTCGGCATCTGGCGCGGGGACGACAACAACGCGATCCCCGTCTCGGTCGACTGGGCCGGGGTGTCGCCGGCAGAGCGCGCACGTATGGAGCGCGAAGAGGCCGACGCCAAGCGTGCTGAGGAAGAGAAGAAGCGTCGTCTCGCGGAGATGGCGTCGAATCGCGCGCGGGAAGAGTGGAAGACCGCGACTGACACGGCCCAGCATGGCTACCTGGAGCGCAAGCGCATCGGCGGCGAGTACACCCGCGTCAATGCGAAAGGCGAGTTGCTGGTCCCGGTACGCAAGTACGGTCTGGACGGCGCTGTGATGGCAGGCCTACAAAAGATCGCAGCCGACGGCGACAAGCGCTTCAGCTCGCACATGGACATGATCGGCGGCGCGTGCATCCTTGGCGCCATCAGCAGCGATACTGCCCTGATCGGCATAGCGGAGGGTTATGCGACTGGCGAGACCGGACGCATGGCCTGCGAGTTCAGCTTCCCGGTCGCGATCGCTTTCAACGCGGGCAACCTGCTCGCGGTGGCGAAGCAGCTACGCAACGATTTTCCGAATGCGCATCTGCTGTTCCTGGCGGACGATGATGCGCGCCTTGTTGCGCGTCTCAAGGAAACCTTGTTGAAGGACTTCCACGTCGAGGGCGAGCCGCAGATCGACGGTCAAGAGCGCCAGGTCACAGCGACGTCCGGAGACATCGTGTGCGTGTGCGCGCGGTGGCGGCACGATGACACGGCTACCGCCTATATCGAGGCCGACGTTCGGGCTGGACGTAGGGTGCAGACCTTCTTCTTCAAGAATGCCGGCGTCTCGCGTGCCAAGGCCGCGGCCAAGACGGTCGGGAATGCGTCTGTTGTGTTGCCGCAGTTCGCCGACCGCGCGCCGGACAGCAAGGATTCCGACTTCAATGACCTGTACCTGGCCGAATCGCTCGACGTGGTTCGCGACCAAGTACAGGCAGCGATCTCCCGAGCCCTCGCGAAAGACGCAGCGCCGCCCTGTGACGACCGGATTCCGGATCACTTCGACGAGGTTCCTCCTGTCGACGAGTCCAGCTCCCCGGCCCCCTCGGAGAGCGAAGCAGCGCCGGTAACGCGCAGCGGCTTTACGCTGGAATGGGCACTCTCACACTGCGCCCTGATCCAGGGCACGACCGACGTCTGGGATTCGCTGAATAAGCTTCGGATGAAGCGCGCCGGGTTCCAGGATACCGTTGGCAAGGACGTCGCAAAGGCCTGGCTGGATCATGCTGACCGGCGCCAGATCAGCCCGCGCAACCTGCCGGCTACTCGCCGCGGCGTCGCAGTCGAAGCAGGGGAAGCGGGGCTCGACAACATCGTCAACATGCTGAGCCGGTACACGCTGCTATACGGGACAAAGACGGTGTGGGACGCCGAGAAGCGCACGGTCATCGCGTACGACGCGATGTCTCTCGCGCGTGGCAGCGATCTCGCGACGCGTTGGCTGGAGCATCCAATGCGGCGCGAGGTCGACCTGGACAAGCTGGTGTTCGACCCCACGCAGAAGGTCGACCTGGAAACGCACATCAACATGTTTGAAGGGTTCCCGCTTACGCCCAAGAAGGATCAGGCGAAGGCAGATCTTGCCCTCTCGCTGCTGTACAGCCTGTGCAGCAGCGAACCGAACTGCGACGAGATTTTCCATTGGGCGCTGCGTTGGCTGGCGTACCCGCTCCAAAACCCGGGCGCCAAGATGCAAACGGCGCTGCTGTTCTTCGGCGAGAAGCAGGGCACTGGCAAAAGTCTTTTCTTTGAAGGCATTGTCAAGCCGATCTATGGCGCGCACGGTGCCACCGGTGGCCAACACCAGCTGGACGCGCAGTACACGCACTGGCGGTCACAGAAGCTGTTCGTGCTGTTCGAAGAGATTTTGTCGCGGCAGGACAAGTACAGCCACTTCGGCCTGGTCAAGCACATGATCACCGGCCGGGACCAGATGGTTACCCAGAAGTTCAAGGATGACCGCACCGAGGCCAACCACATGAACGTGGTCATGCTGTCGAACGAGTTCCAGGCGGTCCCCCTGGAGCCCGATGATCGACGTTTCGAGGTCGTCGAAGCGAGGAATCCCCTCGACCCCCAGCTCTTGCAGGACATCCAGGCCGCTTTGGGCAATGGCCTGAGCGAGGCGTTCTATGCGTTCCTGCTCGAATATCCGCTTGACGGCTTCACCCCGCACACGAAGCCCATCATGACGGTATCGAAGGAGCGCATGATCAACTTCGGTCGCCCGGACTGGGATCTGTTCTACCTGGCCTGGAAGGCTGGCGAGCTGGCCGCACCGTACTGCTCTTGCTTGTCGACGGACCTGTACACGGTGTACGCCCGCTACTGCAACAAGTATGGCTACCGGCAGATGACGTTGACGAAGTTCGCCGAGCTGATCGCCCAGCGCGTCCGCAAGGATCGCCAGTGGGTCACCTTGGGCGCGTCGTCGACCAAGAAGCTGTTGACCGTGTTCCACGTGCCCTGGACGGACGAAAGCGAACCCGAGCAGACGCTCAGCAAGCAGTGCGAGCGCTTCCGAAACCTTGCCGAGATCAAGGAGTAACCCATGCACGTCCATCGTTTAACGGGGCTGAACATGGTTGCAGAGAAGTGCGATAGCCGGAAAGCCAGCATTCATGCGGGTTCTACGGGGTTAACAGGGTTAGCAGGGTATCCGGGCGCGCACGTGAACAAAATCACCGATCCGAATCAATGCGGTCGAATCTCTAAAAATATTCTCGTGCGCACGATGGAAACAACGTTAACCCTGTTAACCCTGTTCAAAGCCAGTGTCCATGCGGGTTTCAGCGTAACAGGGCTTCGTGTCAACGCCGTTATGCCGCGTAAAGGGGCCTGAGCATGCGAATCAATATGCAGACCAACTTCCCAGACGTGGCTCAACGGTTGATCCAGCTCGGTCGTCAAGTCCCATTCGTCGCGGCAGTGACATTGACACGCACGATCAAAGACGTCCAGCCGGCGGAGAGAGCTGAGATGCAGGAGAAGTTCGATAGGCCGACGGCATACGCCCTGAACAGCACGTTCATCAAACCTGCCACGAGGCAGAACTTGGAGGCTCGCATCTGGGTCAAGGACAACCCGTTCGGCAAGGGCACTCCGGCAGACCGCTTCCTGCTGCCACAGATCTACGGCGGCTCGCGCGGTTTGAAGGGCATGGAGCGCATCCTGCAGCGCAACGGGATGATGCCGTCCGGTTGGTTCGCAGTGCCGGCTGCGGGCGCACAGCTTGATGGGAATGGCAACGTCAAGCGCAGCCAGATCACGCAGATCCTGTCCCAGCTGCGCGTGCAGAGCGGCGCAGGCTACGAGTCGCGCGCCACCGGCAGCGCACGTTCGAACCGCACAATCGCCCGCCAGGGCGTGACGTACTTTGCGCTGTCGCGCGTGCGCCGCGGCCTTAAGCCGGGCATCTACCTCAAGCGAAAGTTCGCGCACGGCACAGCAGTCCGGCCGGTATTTATCTTCGTTCCGGCCGTGAGCTATCGGCCGCGCGTGCGCTGGGAGGAGGTTGGCCAAGCGACAGTCAATGCGCGATTCCCGATCCACTTCGACGCCGAGTGGACGAAGGCGGTGCAGGGCGCACGCATGCGCTGATCCCCGATTTCAAACCGAACCGGCCGGTTGCCGGCAACTACCAAAGGAAGACAAATGCAGTCCACCACCATCAAGTACTTCGCCTTCGCCCATCTGCCTGCGCACCTGCAGGTGGTCAGCAAGCCGATTGGCGAACTGGCTAACCTGTTCGAGCAGCTGCTGCCGGAAGGCTCGGAGAAATTGGCTGGCATGCGCAAACTGCTGGAAGCAAAAGATTGCTTCGTGCGCTCGGCACTGGACCGCGCGCCGAACGTCCTGATCGAAGAATCGCAACGCATCCGAGTCGCCATCGATGTCGACGTCGATGCCATGGTCAATCGCTTCCTCGGCTGGAAGCTGCCCGAGGACTTCTACCCGGACGCCGGGATTTCGTTCAAGACCCCGCAGAGCCCGTTCGGTTGGCCGACTGGTACCAACCTGTTCCACGCGGGCCAGGCCAAGGCGATGTTCGAACACGCGCTGGGCGGGCCTGTGACGGTGCGCGCGCCTGCCTGACCGGCCTTGGCCACCCCCTCCCCGGGGTTAGGTTCTTCCGAGGAGGTGGTTGGCAAGGGTAATTCAGGCCCCGTCATCGCACTAGCCGGTGCCCAAACCATTTCCTGACAACTTACCTGACAACGTACCAAAACACATGCCGAACCTGACAACCATTGCCGAGTGGGCCAAGCTGGTGGGAATTTCCCGCCAGTCCGCGTACGACGCGGTCAGCCGCTGCGAGATTCCGGTAACGGACGGGAAGGTCGACGCAGAATATGCGACGCACCTGTACGAGAAGAATACCCGCAAGCGCGTGAATGGCAGCCGACCTGCCTCCTCGGCTTCGGGGTTGCCGTCTGCGGGGCTGGCGGGTGCGGGAGGGGCGGGAGGTATGGAACCATCGTCCAAGGTTCCAGGATACGACAGCAGCCGCGCGCGAAGGGAGGCGGCAGAGGCGGCGATGGCTGAGCTGAAGCTGGCCGAGCAGGCTGGCAAGTTCCTGTTGAAAGACGACGTCGAAGCGGCTGCATTCGAGATCGCACGGTCTCTGCGCGATGGCCTGAACAACAGCGCGCGCCGGATCGCCGCCGAGGTGGCCTCGCTGACCACGACCGAGGCGTGTGAGGAGGTGATAGACCGCGAGATCCTGGCGCTCCTTGGCAGCATGGCCCAAGCGCTGCGTGCGGACCTGGACATCAGCGTCGACGAGGCCGCGCAATGATGATGGTACCCGCCGCGCCAGTCGTGCGCGCCGCAATCGGCCGCGGCCTGGAGCCAGATCCGAATCTGCCGGTCGATCAATGGGCCGACGAGTACATGGTCATTCCGAAGAGCGGCGGCGCGAGCGAGTACGGCAAGTACCGCTCCAGCCGTACGCCGCATGCCCGGGCCGTGATGCGCGCGCTGTCGCCGTCCCACGCATGTAAGCGTGTGGTGGTGATGGGCGCGTCCCAAATGCTCAAGACGCAGGTCGCGCTGAACTTCTTTGGCGCATGTGTGCACCAGGCCCCGTCGAATTTCTTGTGGATCCTCCCGACCGGCAAGCTGGCCAAGCGTGCCAGCAAGCGTATCGACAAGACGATCGACGCGGTGCCGGTGCTGCGCGAGCGTGTCGCCCTGCCGCGGTCCCGCGATGCCGTCAACACGATGGATACCAAGGAATACGTCGGCGGCTCGCTGACCATCGTCACTTCGGGTGCGGCCGCCAACCTGTCCGAGCTGTCGTGCCGCTACCTGGTGTACGACGAGGTCGACCGGGCTGACTCCAACGTCGATGGCGAGGGCGATACCACTGCGCTGGCCGAGGCGCGCCAGACGACGTACGAACGAAACAAAAAGTCCTACTATCCGAGCTCGCCGACGATCAAGGAAGCCTCGACGATCGAAGCGCTGTACCTGAAGGGGACGCAGCGCGAAGCACTGGCGGACTGCGTGCACTGCGGCCACGCTCAAACACTGGTGTTCGAACGGTTGCAGCAGGGTGACGACGGGCGCGCCATGTATCCGTGCATCGAATGTGGTGCCTTCATGTATGAGACTGACAAGACGCGCATGTTCGAGCGTGGCGCCTGGACAGAAGGCGTCGCCGGCGACGGCGAGACGGAGAGCTTCACAATCAGCGGCATGTTCCTGCCCTATGGCTGGTTCTCTTGGATAGGCCTGCTCAAGGAATACCGCGCTGCAAAGATCAAGCTGGACGAGGGCAGCGACGAGCTGATGATCACGTTCTACAACACCCGCCTGGCGCGCAGCTGGGAGCGAAAGAAAGAGCAGACCAAGGCGAAGGAACTCGAGGATCGCGCTGAGCCGTACAAGCTGGGCACGGTGCCCAAGGGGGGCCTGATCCTGGTGGCGACGGTCGATACGCAGCCGGACCGCTTCGAGATGAAAGTCGTGGCATGGGGCGAGGGCATGGAAGGCTGGCTCGTGGACTACCAGATCGTGTCCGGCTCGCCGTCCGAGCAGGCCACGCAGGACAAGCTCGACCAGCTGTTAAAAGGAACCTACCGCCACGACGGCGGCCGGATGCTGCCGATCGCTGCCGCATTCATCGACTCGGGCGGTGCGAACACTCAGGATGTCTACAACTTCTGCCGCACCCGGCAGCATCGCCATATCTACGCGATCAAGGGGCACTCGGTTGCCAACAAGCCGATCATCGGCGCCAAGCCGTCGCTCCAGGACGTCAACTGGAACGGCCAGGTGATCCAACAGGGCGTGCAGTTGTGGATGATCGGTACCGACACCGCGAAGGACTACCTGTCCGCACGATGGAAGTTTGCTTCCGGCCCCGGCGCAATCCACTTCTCGCGGGATCTGCCGAAAGAGTATTACGAGCAGCTGACGGCCGAGTACTGCATCACGGTTTGGCGTCGTGGTCACAAGGTGCGCGTGTGGGAGAAAAAGAAGAACGACCGCAACGAGGCAGGGGACCTGATGGTGTATTCGGTGGCGTGTGCCTACTACCTCGGCCTGCACAAGAAAACCGCCGCGCAGTGGCAACAGGTCCGCGAGTATGTCGATCCGGATACGCGCGATCTGTTCCTTGATCCGCCAGCAGCCGCTGCCGGCGAACCCTCCCCCGCTGCGGCGTCCGAGCAGCAGACCACTGAAGCCATAGCCCGAACCGAAAAATGGACGACATCGAAACCGCAGCCCCAGTCAACTCCACCACGTCGTCCGGCCGGGAGGGTATGGTGAGTCAAGACATCCTTGATAACGCCGATCTGGTCGATGCCATTTTTGCCTTCATCGAAGACGAGTTCCCCCAGCTCGCGCCGCGGACGGCCCAGCTCAAAGAGGATGTCCGCCGTGAATTCAGTGGGGTCGAGATCTATATCCCGCGTCGCTCGCACGCCGCGCGTGACCAGCTGACGCGCGACGTGCTACGGCTTTTCAACGGTCGGAACGCTAGCGAAATTGCGCGCCGCCTCGGCATCGGCCGCGCGACCGTGTACCGAATCATCAAGCAAGACGGCAGCAAAAAATAGTCTCAGTTTTCCGAGACTTGAGACAGCGAGGCTCATACCCTTAAGGGCATGGCCCTCACTCAAGCAGATCTCGACGCCCTCGATAAGGCGATCGCTTCCGGCACTCTCGAAGTCGAATTCGATGGGCGTCGTCAGCGCTTCCAGACTACCGCATCGCTCATCGACGCGCGTAATCATGTGGCACGTGTACTCAACCAGGGCACGACCAATCGGGGGCCGCAAGTGTTTGGCTTTCGCTTCACGACGACGCGGGGCTTCTGATGGCAAATCCGATTGATCGCGTGATCGGATGGTTCAACCCGCAAGCTGGGTTGGCCCGCCATCGTGCACGGCAAAACCTCCAACGCGCTTACGAGGCTGCCAGCCCACGCGACGGCTGGCGGCCGCGCCGCGCCGGTGCCAGCGCGAACGCCGACCATCAAGCTGACGCCAAAATGCTGCGCGCAAAAGCACGCGCACTCGTGCAGAACGTTCCATACATTGCTGCTGCCCTCGATACCCTGGCAACCGACACGATTGGCACCGGCATTGTGGTACGAGCTACCGGGGCGGAGGCCGTCAAGATCGATGCCCTGTTCGTCGAATGGGCAAAGGTCGCCGATGCCGACAACCGTCTGGATTACTACGGCTTGATCAAAGTCGCCTATTCCGCGATGGAGCAGGATGGTGAGGTGCTCGTGCGCTTGCGCCCGCGACGGCCGAGCGATGAGTTGCCAGTACCGCTGCAGCTACAAGTGCTTGAAATCGACTGGCTCGATGACACGAGGATGGGGACCTACAACGGCAATACGATCATCCAAGGCATCGAATACGACCAGTTGGGCAAGGTCGCAGCCTACTGGCTATGGGATCAGCATCCTGGTGACATGGCACTGGTTCGCGGTCGCAAAATACAGAGCTCGCGCGTGCAGGCGCAGAATATCATCCACCTGTTCAATCCTAAGCGACCGGGGCAGGGGCGCGGATTCACGCGGTTCGCGCCGGTCATCGCACGCACCCGTGATACGCAGACCTACGAGGATGCGGAAATCGGGCGCAAGAATCTCGAGGCTCGACTGTCCGTACTGGCCAGCGGAGATACAACTCAGTTGGAGCATCCAGCTGCGTCTGGCATGCCAGGCGGGCCGAGCGCCGGCGTCCAGGACTTGGGCGAGCTCGGTGGCGGCAATATTTTTGGCATGCCGGCCGGCCTGAATTTTACGGTTGTTGAGCCGAAGGCCGCTCCTGGATACGTGGATTACATCAAGCTGCAGCTGCACATCATCTCTGCCGCGATTGGCGTGCCGTATGAGGCGATCACCGGTGACATGTCCGAGGTCAACTTCTCCAGCGCACGCGTCCGCCTTTTGGCCTACCGGCGCGCCGTGCAGCAGGTTCAATGGCTTGTCCTGGTGCCAATGTTGCTGCGCCGAATCCACGAAGCGTTCATTGATGCGGCCAGTCTGGCCGGGAAGATCCGTGGGGCCGACAAGGCGGTGGACTTCAGTATGCCAAAGTGGGACTACGTGAATCCCGAACAAGAGGTAAAGGCTGACACCGCCGAGATCGCGGCGGGGCTGTCGACGCCAAGCGAAAAGCTTCGTCAGCGTGGTTACGACCCCGACACGGTCTACGCCGAGCTGGCGCGCGACCTCAATAAATTCAAGGAACTCGGCATCCTGGATATTTTGCTCTTCATGCAGCGCGGGAATATGCCAACTCCACCTGCGACCGCGGGCACGGATACAACCACCTAACGAAACAACAGCGAGGCTCTCATTATGTCCGGACTTACCGACTATGCACAGAACAAGATCACCGATGCCCTGTGGCGCGGCCAGGCGCTCGGCGCTCCGGCGACGTACTACTTCGGCCTGATATGCGCAAGCAAAGGCGTGCGCGCCAATTCGACCGCGTACGCGCTGAATGACACGATCACGGTGCAGATCGGCGGCAAGTACCAGCTGTACAAGTGCACCACGGCAGGTTCAACCGCAGCGGCGCAGCCTGGCGGCTACGCCGGCGCGGTCGCGGAAGCGATCACCGATGGCACCGCCGTGTTCACCGAGCAGAGCGCGGCCCTGGACTCAGGCACGTACACTGAAGTTTCCACATCGGGGACCGGCTACGCTCGTATTGGCGTCGCGTCCTCGCTTGCGAACTTCGCGGGCACGCAGGGCGCTGGTACGACTGTCGCGTCGACGGGCACGAACGGCACGACGTCGAACAACGGTGCGATTACGTTCGGCTCACCGGCGGGTCAGTGGCACCCGACCGGTGGTCTGATTGTTGGTGTTGTCGCATTCGACGCTGCGACTGGCGGTAACCCATGGTGGTGGGGCATGCTCGCCGCGGGAAAGAACGTCAACAGCGGTGACTCGGCGCCAAGCATCGCAGTCGGTGCGCTGACGTCTCAGCTTGGCAGCTAATCATGCTGAGCCCGGCACAGTTGCAGGCGCTCCGCGACGAAGTCGACCTCGACCCTGCCGGGAAGGGGTACGCCAAGTATCTGCCGTCGGCGTCCGGCGTCGTCGTCGATCTGCTCAATGCACCGACCGAGCGTTTCGCGCAGGAGCGTTGGGTCAACGGCTTGACGATTCTGTCCGAGTGCGGCGATCTCGGCCCATCGATCATCCGAAAACTGAAAGCCGCCTCGCTTCAAGACGCTGTCGTCGAGGTCGCTTGGCATCGACTGCTCGGTCCAACGGGTTTGAACGTGAACGACCCGGAGACAGTCAAGAGCATCGGCGACATGGTCACGATGGGAGCAATGAGCAATGACGAGGCGGCGCAGCTGTTGGCAATGGCAATCCAACCCGGCAGCCGCGTACAGATTTTGGGCCTTCCTCGCGTTTTAATTTATGACTTAATCGAAGCAGGGATAACGCAGTGACGACGACAAACACCGGATGGCAAGGAACCCCGCAAGCGTATACCGTTGCGTCCTCGCTCACAAACGGCAGCTACGATCTTACTGCCACCGTCTATGACAGCACGGCCAATAAGCCGACAGACGTACTGTTCGACTACTCGGCCAGCGTACCAGCCAACAGCACCGGCAACAAACAGATCATACTGTATGTGCAAGGGTCGATGGACAACTCGTTCCCGCCAGGCCCGACCGGATCGACGGACACGACGCACGATACCTCAATGCTCATACTCGGGTCGATCCCTACGAACGGCGGGGCGAATGCCGAAACCGTACGGCCGCCGAAGCCGTTGAGCATCGCAGCCGCGTTTGGCGGCTGGCTGCCGCAAAAGTGGCGCGTTTTCATCAAAAACGATTGCGGCGTGGCCATCACGTCATGCTCTGCCCGCACCACGGAAATTAATTTGCTGGCGGTATAAATGGGTGCTCCGCTTCCGTTGTCGGTAATGCGTCAGCAGCCGCAGCAGGGTGTGCCGCTGGACCGGTCGACGCGGATCGGCGCGGGCGCAGTCGCGGTTGTTACGCCAACGCTGGATGTCAACTGGGCGACAGGAAAGCAGCTCACGCGTTCAGGGACAGGCTACGGTCTCGCGGCCCTCGGAGGATGCCAAACCCTCAATTTCCGCAAGAATTTCTATCTCGAAACGGAAACGCTGCCTGCCGTTGGCACCAGCCCTTACGTGATGTTCTGGTTGGGCTGGCCGCAAGCAGTGGGCTCACAGGCTTCAAGTTCCGAGGCTGCTTTTGTAGTGGGGTCTTCCAACAACTCGTTGGGAATCTGTACCAATCTTGGCAGCAATAGAAGCATCCTGAATTCGCCGAACGGCCCGAATATGTGGGGCGGCGGCAATAACACATGGTCATCGGGCATCTGGTCCTCTGGCGACACCCTGACCATAGGCACTACAGGTGCGCCCGTCTTCTTGATGATAGTCCGGCACGTCAGTGGCCTGTTGGAGTTCTATCGCAACGGCGTCCTGGTCAATAGCGCGCCGCAATCCACAAACAACGTAGCGGCGTTCAAACTAATCGTCGGCTCGTTCATCAATGGACAGACTGGTTGGACGGTGTCGTGCAATACGGTGCTGGCCGGGCTGTCCATCCTGTCGTCGGACCCTACTGCCGCGGAACTGCAGGCTTTCGCGGCGAACCCATGGATTCTATTTGAGGCACCGTCGAATTTGCCGCTAATGGCTGCGCTGCTGGCGAGCACGTCCTCGGGATCCACGCCAGGCGCACTGCTTGTTCCGTCAGGCGTGGCCAGAACCAGCGGCGGTGGTTCCTTGAGCACCGGGACGACACTGTCGACCCAAGGCGTCCAGGCGGCGAGCGGCGCGGCGAGCATCCAGACGGTGGTTTCGCTCACTGCGGCAGGCCCGATGGCTTCCGTGGGATCGGCATCTCTGTCGACGACGCCTGCGGTCTTGAGCGCATCGGGTGTCGCCAGATGCTCTGGAAGTGCCGGGTTGACGGCATCCGTATCGATGTCCCTAACGGCCGCGGCCTCGGTGTCGGGAGCGGCTTCGCTGTCGGCGGCAGGTACGTGGGCGGTGCAATCGGCATGCAGTACCAGCGCTGGTGCCGCCCTGACGACAACGAGTCAATTCGCGGCGGCGGCAATTATAAAGGCAAGCGCCGCGGCCGCTGTGACAACTCAGGTGGCGCTGGGCGCGGTCGCCAAGGCAGGGACATCGGCCCATGCGGCGATGAGCGCGGGAGTCAAGCTCGCGCTGGCTGTGACGTCAAAAGCGAGCGGCAATGCCGTGCTGACGGTGGCACAGCAGGGAGACTTCGATCTATCAAAAATTTCGCCGGCGCGAATCGTTGTCTTTGAGGGCAGCGGCAGCCGGATCGTACCGTTCGAAGGCAGCGGCAGTCGTGTCGTTCCATTCGAGGGCAGCGGTAGTCGAGTTGTCGTCTTCGAGGGCAGTGGAAGCAGGAAAGTGAGGTTTGAATAAGTATGAACGCACCGATTAAGGTTGGAGATAAGTGGATGGTCAACCGCGATCCAGACGAGAAAAGCCACTATGCGGCCGACGTTACCGAGGAACTGGCGGACCGAGCCACGACTGCTGCTTCGGTTGAGCTCGTGTTGGTAGGCGTGGTTCAACTGGATCTGCCGGAGCTGCAGGTAGTAACCGTTGACGGCGTGGAGCGAACGTACGTGATTGCGTTCCTCGGCGGTACCGATTCGGAACCGCCTGAAGGGTGGAAGTGGGTAGCGCGCGTTACCTGCGACAACGGCGAGCGCTTCGACAAAACGACTTGGTTCAATGAGGTGGACCCCTGATGTATAACGTCGCCGACCTTCCTGCGGTGCGCGAGCAGGCAGCAAAAACAAAGTCTGTCGAAGTAGCCGCGAATGCCGCTGAGAGTCCACCCAATGCAGCCTTACATGAGGCCCGGGCGCAGATTCATTCGAAGCCACATCTAGCACTCGACAACGGTCGGTACTACGTCGTCGACAGCAAACGATAGCCGCATTGAAAATTGTCTCAGTTTTCCGAGAATTGAGACAAAGCAATCAGCAGAATGATGAGCATGACAACGCCATCTTCTGCGCCGAGCGCGCCCATCGTCAATCGCGGTACCCCGAGCATGCCGGTGATGAACCGCGCTGCTACGTTGGTGCCGACGACTTTCAACGAAGCCGATAACACTGTCGACCTGGTGTGGACCACTGGCTCAAGTGTGTTGCGCTACGACTGGTACAACGACACGCAGTACGACGAGGAGCTGGTCGTCACGCCTGACGCTGTAGACATGAGCCGCTTTGACGCAGGGGTCGTGCAGGTGATCGACAACCATCGCGTTTATGGCGGCGTCGCGTCGATCCTCGGCGTTGCCCTACGCGGCAGCATCGAGAATGGTGAGGGCAAGGCGACCGTTCGCTTGTCGGTGCGCGACGAAATGGCCGGTATCGTGGCCGATATCAAGGCTGGCGTCATCCGCTCGATCAGCTTCGGCTATCGCGTTATTCGCTACGAGATCATCCCGCCGAACGCACGTACGGATGGCGGCAAGATCCCGCTGTACCGCGCCGTAGCGTGGCAGCCATACGAAATCAGCTTCGTGACCGTCCCGGCCGACGCTGACGCGAGCACGCGCAGCGCACCGCAAAACGGCCATCCGTGCGAATTCATCACCCGGGCGCCCGCCCAATCGTCTCAACCTTCATCGGAAGAACCTATGACCACTGCAACCACGACGGGCGCACCGAACGCCGCGCCCAATGACGTTACTCGTACCAATCCGGCTCCGGTAGCACCGGCCCCGGCGGCCAACGAAGCTGCCGCTCAAGCTGCCCAGGAAGCTGCTACGCGCGCTGCCGACATTACCGAGCTTTGCGCTCGCCACAACGTCAGCAACCTGGCCGCCAACCTGATCCGCGCCAACAGCACGATGGACCAGGCGCGCACCGCAATCCTCGAAGAGCGCGCTCGCTTGGATGCCAACAGCGGCGGCAATCGCAACGTGCGTATCGAGACCGTCAGCGACGAACACCAGACCCGCCTGGATGGCATTGCCGAAGCCATCATGCACCGCGTGAACTCGCGTGCGGAACTGACCGACAACGGCCGCCAGTACCGCGGCATGTCGCTGATCGAGGTCGGCCGCGATCTGCTGGAATCGTGCGGTGTCAGAACGCGCGGCATGGACCGCATGACGCTGGCAACCAGCATGCTGACGTTCCGCTCGGGCGGCATGATGACGACCAGCGACTTCGCCAGCCTGTTCGCCAACGTCGCGAACAAGCGCCTGCGCAATGCGTACGAAGAAAACCCGGGCACGTACCAGATGTGGGCCCGCCGCGCTCCGAACGCACCGGACTTCAAGAGCATCAACGTCGTGCAGCTGTCGGGCGCACCGGATCTGCTGCAGACCAACGAGCACGGCGAGTTCAAATATGGCTCCATGTCCGATGGTGCCGAGAGCTATAAGGTTCTGACGTTCGGCCGCATCGTCTCGCTGTCGCGCCAGTCCATCATCAACGATGACCTGCGCGGCTTCGACCGCCTCGTCGGTGCTTTCGGCGGCAGCGCAGCCCGCCTCGAAAACCGCATGGTGTACAGCCAGCTGACCGCCAACGCGGCCCTCGCAGATGGCGTCGCACTGTTCGAAGCGAACACTCACAAGAACCTCGGCTCGGGCGCGGGCTCGGCGCTGCAGTTCTCGGCGCTGACCACCGCACGCGCAGCAATGCGCGTTCAGAAGGGCATGCAAGGCGAAGAGCTGAATCTGGCGCCGTCGTACCTGATCGTGCCGGCGGCACTGGAGCAGACCGCGTACCAGCTGACCAGTTCGAACTATGTGCCCGCAAAGCAGGCCGACGTGAACGAATTCCGCACCGGCGGCCGTACGTCGCTGGAACCGATCGTCGAACCGGTCCTCGACGCCAACAGCGCAACTACCTGGTACCTCGCAAGCAACAACGGCCAAGTCGATACCGTCGAGTACTGCTATCTGGATGGTGCCGAGGGCCCGGTCATCGAAACCGACGTCGGTTTCGAAGTCGACGGTCTGTCGTACAAGTGCCGCCTCGATTTCGCTACCAAAGCGATCGACTACCGCGGCCTGTACAAGGCGCCCGGCGCGTAATCGCGTCGTCTGATCGACAACCCTCCACCAAGGAATACTGATGAAGAATTATGTGCAGTCCGGTGACCTGATCACCGTTATCGCGCCGTACGCTGTCTCCAGCGGTCAAGGCGTACTGGTCGGCTCGCTGTTCGGCGTAGCGACCTGCGATGCCGCCAACGGTGCCAGCGTCGACATCATGACGGAAGGTGTCTTCGACATCACGGCCCTGACCTCCGACACCGGCACGGCCGGCGCCAAGATGTACTGGGACAACACCAACAAGCGCCTTACCACGACGACGACGAGCAACACTCTCGTCGGCGTGCTCACCCAAGCCAAAGGCGGCAGCGATACCACCGCCCGGGTGTACCTCGACGGCTGCATCCGCTGATCTTCGCCATGACGTTCGCGCTCCTCAAGGCCATGACGAACGCCAGCGTGCTCAACACGCTGGCCGATGCGCAGGTGCGATTCGACGGCAGCAATGTCGACGTGCCCGGCCTGTTCAACGATCCGTCCACCGTCGCCAGTCTTGGTGCTGGTGCCGATGATACGAGCCCGACCGTCACGGTAGCAACCAATGCAGTGCCGGCAGATCCTGAGGATCAGCCGGTCCAGATCGATGGCGTTGCATACCGAATTAGCCGCGCCCGCCCGGACGGTACCGGTCTCACGACAATCACCTTGGAGCTCGCATGAGTACGCAGTTTTCCCAGATCGTTGGCGCCATCGTCGCGGTGCTGCAGGCCAGCCCTGCGGTTTGCCAAAAGGTGTACCGCGCGCGGCCGGACAGCATCCCGGAAGACCTCGACCAGGCTGTCAATGTTCAGTGGGAGCAGGGGCTCGCCGGCTTCGGCGCGATCCGCGGTGCTCCGATTGACTGGACCACGAAGATCTCCGTCGACTGCTACGCACGCAGCCGGACCGATACGGGCGATGTCGCTGTGGATCCTCTCTTGGCTGCCGTGTTCGCGCGGCTCGCCGAGGACACGACGTTGGGCGGCCTCATCGCAGATTTGAATGTCGCGGGCATCCAGGCGGAGAACGCCACCGACGCGAAGAAAACCGGGTGGGTCCGTCTCACGTACATCGCCCAACACCGAACCGACAACGGAACCCTTAACTGAAATGGCAACGATTCAGCAAACCAATACCTCGAATGCCGGCACCTCGGCGCGCGCAATCCCGACGCCGCCCGGCGGCGGTTCCTGGACCTTCGACGAAGAATCGTGGAAGTGGGTCTCGAACGATCCAGCCCCCGAGCAGCCGGCAGATGCTGGCGATGACGTCGTGAACAAGAACATCGAACAGGAGTAACAACCATGGCACGTTATATCAAGAACACGCTGATCGTCGCCAAGCTCGAAACCACGGCTGGTACCGACGCTGCCCCGACTGGCGCGGCAAACGCGATTCTGGTCTCCGATATGAGCATCACGCCGCTCGACGCCCAGAACATCGATCGGAATGTCGTCCGCGGCTATTTCGGCGCCAGTGAGCAGCTGGTCGGCCCGGCCAGCGTCAAGGTCAGCTTCACCGCCGAGCTGGCTGGCTCGGGGACCGCCGCCACTGCGCCGGCTTGGGGCGTGCTGCTGCAAGCCTGTGCAGCAGCCGAGGGTCTTCTGTCGACGCCGGCCCGAGTGGAATACACGCCGGCCTCCACGAACCTCAAGACGCTCACCATCTATTACTACGATGACGGCGTGCTGCACAAGCTCGTCGGCACCATGGGCAGCTGCAAGCTTTCCGCCCGGGTGGGCGACCGTCCGACGCTGCAGTTCGACTTCACCGGCCTGGATGCCGGCGTCAGCGCAGCGAGCGATACGGGAACCTTCACGGCGTGGAAGAAGCCGGTGGCGATGACCAAGGCAAACGTAGTCGATATCACGCTCGGCGCGTCCTATGCCACTGGCGCCCTGACTGGCGGCACCTCGTATTCGAGCACGGGCATCGATATCGATTTTGGTAACTCCGTCAGCTTCACCCCGATGTTGAGCGCTGAGACCGTCGATATCACTGATCGTGAATCGACAGGCTCGACCGAGCTCGACCTGACGGCGGCACAAGAAGTCGCGATGACAGCCTCCGTCAAAGCAAATACGACCCAAGGCTTGGGCATGACGATCGGGACTGCAGCTGGCAACAAGATCATTCTGTTCGCGCCGGCAGTTCAGCTGCTGTCCCCGAAGAAGGTCGACAAGAACGGCCGCCGCCTGATCGGCTACGACCTGCGCTTCATGCCGGTCAATGGCAACGACGAATGGCGCATCGTTACCCAATAACCAACACTCTTACATAGAAAGCGATTTCAGCAATGGCATTCAAACTCGTCATCCGCAAGAAGCTGCGCGTCCCGGTCAAGGGCACGCTCAATGGTGAAGACGGCAAGCCCGTCAGCTTCAGCTTCGTGCTCCTGTGCGATCGGCTGACCCAGACCGAGATCGATGAAGCGATCAAGAACAAGGACGAATCCGTGAAGGACTTTGTCCAGCGCGTTACCACCGGCTGGGAAGACGTGCTCGATGAGGGCGGCAACTCGATTCCATTCGACGCCGACAGCCTGACCGCGGTGCTCGACCAAGCTGGCATGCCGATGGTCTGCTATCAGTCCTACCTCAAGGAAGTCGGCGCTACCGTAAAAAACTGAAGGAGGCTGCGCGCCTTATGGCGCGCGGCCAATTACGACTTCGAGCGCAAGACGAATCTGAGGCCAGCAGCGAGGTCGCCGAGGCGATGGCGGCACTTGGTCTTTACTGCGAAGAAGAACTTGTCATTGATGAGGACGAGTTCTGGCTCTGGCCGGAAAACGAAGAGGCGTTCTGGACGTGGTGCGCTGTCCAGACGCAGTGGGTCACAGGCATGGCCGGAGCAGTTGGTCTCAACTATGCCGGCGTCGAATCTTGCCTTCGGATGCGTGGCCTTGGCAAGGGGCGAAGACGCCAGTTGTTCGCAATGGTTCAGGTGATGGAACAGTCGGCCCTGGAAGAGTGGGCGTCAAAACGATAGGCAAAAATGGCTTTTACTCCAGGTACGGGCGCAGTCATCAGCTTCAGCGTCGAAGGCGCGCAGTCCGCGCAACGTCAGATCCAATCGATCGGCGACACGATGCAGAATCTGGCTACGAACGCGAAAGCTTCCCTCAAGGAGCTCGCCGCGTTCGCAGGCTTTGGCCTCAGCGTGGGTGCCGTGGCCGAGCAGATGCTTAGTGCGCAGCGAGAGTTCGATAAGCTCAATGCGGCCCTTGTGACCGCTACCGGCTCTACTGCAGATGCGGCAGCGGCGTTCAAGTCGCTCCAGGCGTTTGCGGCCAGCACGCCGTACAGTGTGGCGGATGCCACCGAAGCCTTCATCAAGATGAAGAATCTTGGCCTCGATCCGTCGGAAAAGGCGCTGCGCTCCTACGGCAACACAGCCGCGGCGATGGGCAAGGGACTCGATCAAATGATCGAAGCTGTTGCCGATGCTGCGACCGGAGAGTTCGAGCGCCTGAAAGAATTTGGTATCACGTCAAAACAGAGCGGCGACAAGGTTGCGCTGACTTTCAAGGGCATCACCACGACCATCGGCAAAAATGCCGACGAGATCCAGGCTTATCTCAAGAAGCTCGGCGACACTGACTTCGCCGGCGCGATGGCCTTGCGCGCGGATACGCTGGACGGCGCGATCAGCAACCTTGGTGACGCCTGGGATGCATTCATGCTCAAGATGTCCCAGTCCGGCGTTGGCGATGCCGCTAAAAACGGCGTTGTCATGCTTGCCGACAATCTGCAGTTGCTGGCCGGCGTGATCGGCACCGTTGCCGCCGCCAAGCTCGGCTCGACCTTTGCGGCGTGGGCGACGGATACGTATAAGCAGGTCGCAGCTAGCGTGGCTCTTCGGGTCGCCACCGTCGCGGAAATGGAATCTGCGGTAGCGGGTAGCGCCGCCAAGGTCGCCCAGCTCCAGGCGACCCAAGCCACGATCGTAGTCGCGCGTGAGGAAGCTATGGCTAAATTGGCGTCCTCTAACGCAAATATCGTCGCTGCCGAAACGGCCATCGCTGCCGCCGAGGCGGCCGGCGCGCAGAGTTTCGCTCTGCGCACGCTCCGCTTGGCTACCGCCGAGCTGACGGTCGCCGAGACCGCTCGTGCCGCCGCGCTAGCCGAGCTATCCGTACTTGGTACCCAGCAGGCGAGCGTGTCGGCCAAGGTTACTGCTGCGCGTCTGGCTGAGAAGGCGGCACAGGACGCACTCAACGCAAGTACGGCAACCGGAACACTGGCTACCGGGGTAGCGAGTCGAGCGCTCGGCCTGCTCGGCGGGCCAATCGGCGCAATCATTACTGTCCTTGGCCTTGCTGCAACCGCGTGGAGCGTATGGGGCAATGCTGCTAAGGAGGGAAGCAAGCAGGCGACCGAGTCATACGAGGACGCACACAAGCGCATCGTCAAAGGTCTGGACGAGCAAATCGCCAAGAACCAGAAGTTGGTCCAGCTGCAAAACCTCGGGCTGACGAAACCGCAAATCGACCGTAACCAGCCTGTGCTCGAACAACTGGCGGCTGCATCGAAGCGTCTGAACGACATCAACAACCAGACCGGCGATTACGCCCCAGGCAAAGGTAAGGATAGTGCGGACTTCATCCTCGATCGCACCCAGGTGCTGAAGGACATCGTTGTTCTGAACGAGAAGATGAAGAAGTCCGACGAGTCTGCTGCTGCAGCTGCAACAGGAAGCACCGAAGCGATGATTGCCCTCCGTCAGCGACTGACCGGTGTCAACCAGCAGTATCTGGACGATCTGGAAAAGCTGCAGGCTGCGCGCGAGAAGGGTGAGATTAGCCAGCAAGAGTACACCGCCAACCTGCTGACGCTGGCGAAAGAAACATTTGCGAATTCCGCCATGGGCAAGCTGTACGCCCAGAGCCTGGATGCACAGGCCGCGGCCATCCAGCGAGTCGCGGAAGCGCAGGGTCTACGCAACGAGCGCGACCAGGCTCATATCCAGTTCTTGAAAAGCACCGGCCAAGCTGATGATGAGGCAACGATACGCGCTGCGGCCGCGGCCCAGATCAAAGCGCTCAACGATCAAATATCGAGTCAGCAAAATCTGATGGCCGTTGAGAGTCGGCGCCAAGTTAGCGCAGAACAGTTGGCGCAAAAACAGGCAGATTCCGATGGGAAAGTTGCGAGCCTGCGCATCCAAATCGGCAATGTGAAGGCTAAACGCGAGGAAGACCTCTTTGCGCTCGAGCAGCAGCGTTACAGGACGGCGGTGAACAACACGGCCGATCTGATCGAGAAGGAGCAAGCTGAACTAGTCAGTCTGAAGCAGCAGACTCAAGCTCAGATCGACCAGAACGACCAGATCGGCCTGACCACAAAGCAGATTGCGGCGCTTACCGCTATGCGCTTGGAGGAAGCGGCCGCGCGCAAAGATGGCGATGCGATCGTTGCGGAAGGCCTGGACCTGACCGGAGAGCGTGCCGAACGCATCCGTGACGAGGCCCGAGCGATTCGCGAGCGCGCGACTGCTGTCGTTGACGGCGCAACAAAGCAGGAGATATACGACAAAAATCTCCAGGATTTGAACGCGATGGTTGACATCATGTCGGCTCTGGACAGTGCGGCTCAGTCGGCAGCGCAGGGCATGGCAAACGCATTCGGTAGCGTTGGCTCGGCCATCGGCGGGATGACCACTGCGCTCAGCGGTTACGAGCGCACGCAAGCCGCCATCGCGGCGCAACTGGCATCGGCAACGAAGGATGCCCACGGCGACCAAACAAAAATCCAGCGCGCCAACATGATGGCCGCCGAGGCATCCGCCCAAGCGCAGATCAAGTCGTTTGGTGACATGGGCGCGGCGGCCAAGGGCTTCTTCAAAGAGAACACCGCCGGATACCGGGCGATGGAAGGTGTCGAAAAGACTTTTCGCGCCTTTGAGATGGCAATGGCCCTCTCCAACATGGCCCAGAAGTTGGGACTGGTGGGCACTTACACTGCGGCCGTCGTTGCTGGCAAACAGGCCGAAACTCAGGCCGCCATCGCCAGCGTCGGTCCGGAAGTGGCCGCGGCTCAAGCTAAAGGGACGGCAAATGCCGCGGCCGGGGTTGCCAATCAAGCTGGGGGCGATCCCTACACCGCATGGCCCCGCATGGCAGCAATGGCTGCGGTCATGGTTGGCTTGGGGTTTGCGGTATCGGGGGGCGGGAGCAGTGTCAGTCTTTCGCAGCAGCGTCAGGCCGCGCAGGGCGCCGGCTCGGTCTTGGGCGACAGCGATGCGAAGTCAGAGTCGATTAAAAAGTCGATCGACTTGGTCGAGAAGAATACCTACCAGGATCTAGCGATTAGCAGCAGCATGCTGGCTACGTTGCGCAGCATCGACACCAATATCAGCAGATTCGCCGGTCAGCTGGTGCGTAGCACGGACATTACGAACCCGGACGTTGGTACGCTGAACTCTAACAACGGATTGGGAAAAACGATCGCGTCTTGGGGCGCTGGGGGCGTTGTTTTCGGTTCCCTTCTGGCTAAGATTCCTGCTCTGGGCAATATCTTCGGAAAGGTGGGAACCTCGATCTTCGGCGGTAAGCAAAGCGTCGAAGACTCTGGCTTCAGCATGGATGCGACTAGCCTTGCGACCATCCTGGGCAGCGGCGCAAAGGCATTTCAGTATGCGGATATCAAAACGTCTGGCGGCTGGCTCGGCAGGGACAAACTCAGCGAGCAGACGACTCCGCTCAGTGAAGCCGCCAATCAGCAGTTCACCGCGATCATTAAGTCGTTGGCGGACAGCGTGAAGACAGCGGGCGATCTGCTCGGCCTTTCGGGCGACGACTTCACCAAGAAGTTGAATAGTTTCATCGTAGACATCGGCGAGGTAAGCCTCAAGGGTTTGAAGGGTGACGATCTGCAAAAGGCGGTGGAGTCGGTCTTCGCGAAATTGGGCGACGACATGGCTCAGTTCGCCGTCGGTGGCTTGAGCAAGTTTCAGCAGGTGGGCGAAGGCTACCTAGAGACGCTGACTCGTTTGGCAGCCGAATACCAGACCGTTGACGTAGTGTTTCAGTCGTTCGGGAAGACGTTTGGCGCTATCGGCATGGCGTCGATCGAGGCTCGCGACCAACTGGTTCAACTGGCCGGCGGCTTGGACAAGTTCACGAGTCAGGGCGAATATTTCCTAACGAACTTCTTCAGCGACCAAGAGCAAGCTGCGGCCCTTAGGAAACGAATCGATCCTATGCTCGCGCAGTACGGCCTGTCGTCGGAAGGTGAAAATGCCGCAAAGGCGTTCCGTGATTTTGTTGTCAGTCTCGACACGACGACGGCCGCAGGTGCTCAGGCGTACGCCACACTGATGACGATCGCACCGGCGCTCAAGTCCGTCGTCGACGCAGAAAAAAGTGCGCTCGACGAGCGGAAGAGCCTGCAGGACAAACTGGACGAGTTGACGATGACGTCGACGCAGTTGCACGAGAAGGAACGTGCAGTGATCGACGCGAGCAATCTGGCGTTGTATGACCGGATCACAGCGCTCCAAGCCGAGAAGGATGCAGCGAGTAATGCGCTCAGCGATGTTGACAGCGCGTTTTCGGTCTTGCAAAAAGTGGTCGCGCGCGAGAAAGAGGCGGTGCAAGCCAGTGTGGATGCCCATACGGCATCGGTGAGCAAGCTGCAGAGCCTTTCGCAGTCGTTGCGCAGCACCCTGGACAGCATGAAGTCGCCAGACCAGCAGGTGCTGGCCCGCGCGGCGGCGCAGGCGCAAATTCGCACGGTACTGGCCAACGTGAAGGCCGGTGGCACGCTGCCCGAAGCCGACGCGCTCAAGGATGCCCTGAGCGTGCTCGCGAAGAATTCGACGGATCAGTTCGCTGCCTATCCGGACTACCTGCGTGATCTATACCAGACGCAAAACGACATTGCACAACTGGGTGACATCACGGATGACCAGCTGTCGGTAGAGCAGAAAGCGCTACAGGCCGCGCAGAGCCAGCTAAATCGCCTGGATGCCATCGTGGCAAACGGTCAGGCACAGATTGACGCGATCAACGGCCAGTCGGTCGCAACGCTGACGCTCGCGCAGGCAATGGCCGGCCTGCAGACCTCGCTGAGTTCTGCGCAGGCGACCCCATACGTCACCGCGACATCGGGCATCAGCCAGGCTTACATGCAGTTGCTGGGGCGCGCGCCTGATGCCGCAGGTCTGGCGTATTGGCAGCAGGCGGCTGCTAGCGGGATGTCGCTTTCGCAGATCCGCGCGCTCATTGAGGACAGCGCCGAATACAAGAACCTGAAAGGCGTTCCTGGGTTTGCAACAGGAGGCGATTTTGGCGGTGGCTGGCGCGTTGTCGGAGAGAACGGGCCAGAGCTCGAAGCAACGGGCCCGGCTCGTATCTTCAACGCCGGCCAGACGTCGGACCTGTTCGCGCGGCTCGCTAGTCCATCAAGCAACAACGATGCGCTGTTGGCCGAGGTGAAGACGCTGCGAGTTGCTATTGAGCGCTTGGAGCAGAGAAACAGCGCCGAGAACGTCGCTCAAGTGAAGCAGCTGCAGGCCACCGTCGATCTTCTCACGAGAGTGATTTACGGCGGCGAGTCGATTCAAACCAAAGTGGCGAGCTAAATCAAGATGATGATTATCGATCCTGTCGCTTTGGGCGACGTAACGATCTCGCGACCTTCGCCCAAATGGGTGTTCGATAAGACTGGCGCGCTGGTGCAGGTCCCGGCCGGCACTTTCGCGATTTCATACGACCCGGCAGATTTGACAAAGGCACCGTATGCCGTCGTCGAGCCGGCGGCGACGAATCTTGTCACCGCTTCGGATACGCTGACGACCGGATGGGTTGGCACAGCGACCGTTGCGGCGTCGGGCAAGACGTATTTCGGTCGGCCCTACCAGCGCATCACGAAGACCCTTAGCACGCAGTTCGAGCAACTGACTTCTAACTTTGGCGCCGTTACAGGTGGTCAAACGGTAGTGTTGACGATCGCGCTGCGCGGCGATTCATCCGCTAATACTACGGTGGGCCTGTATGACACAACAGGCGCTTCCTTTGGCAATTCGGGTGACGCTCAGGCTCGAATTGTTTCTGGGCCGGGAACCATCACGCAATTGACGGGTGGCGCATTCAACGTCGCGCAGCTTTCGCCTGTTGGCGACACCATTCTGGAAATAAAGCGGACCTATTCGAGTAATGGAACTGGGGCGTTGCTGATCTACCCGGGCGGCACGACGTCGACGACGATTGGTGACTCGATCCAGGCCACTCGCGTGCAGATCGAACTCGATCGGGCGACAACCTATATCCCGACTACGACCGCCCCGGTCACTCGGGCAGCCGATGTACTCGGCTCCGGTTCTGGTCTCGTTTATTCGAACGTACCGATCACCGAGACGGCATACAGCGGCTCGGCGACATATGCCAAAGACGCTCAGGTCTATGACCCGGCGACGTACGCGATGTACCAGTCTCTGGTTGCCGGCAATGTCGGCAATGCACTGACCGACACCAGCAAGTGGGTACCGCTCCAGGCGGTCGTCAACCGCTGGATGATGCTCGACAACTACAACAACACACAGACGAGTAATCCCGAAGAGATTCTCATTGTTCTGTCGCCGCAGGCGCTTGCGCAGGGCGTCTATATCGGCAACGCGGACGCAAGCGAGGTGCGCATCTCGTGCTATGACCCGATTGACGGAGTGGTGTACCAGGAAACCCAGGACCTGATCATCTCGGACACGGGGAGTTCTTTCTACAACTGGTGTTTCAAGCGTATACGAAGGAAGTCATACGCGGTCTCTGTGCAATTGCCTCCGTACTACTCGGGGCTCGTGACCATCTCGTTGAAGAAGCCGGGAGGCACAGCGAAGTGCGGCATGTGCGTAGTAGGCCCGCTGGTCGACGTCGGACTGTCGCAATACGGCCTGTCACGTGAGATCCGGGACTACTCGACCGTCAACTTCAATTTCGATGGCACAAGCAACGTCGTAAAGCGCAACTTCGCGAAGGTTATGGACGTCGACCTCGTCCTCGACAACGACATGATCGATAGCGTCATCGAGTCGCTGGAAGGGTACCGGCAAAAGCCGGTGGCCTGGATCGGTGCGGCGGCCTATGGCTCGGCTTGTCTGTTCGGGACCTACACGAATTTCAAGAACGTCATCCCATACCCGACACAGTCGGCAATGAATCTGCAAATCCAAGGAACCGTTTAATGCCCATCACAACACTGCTCGACCCGTCGCTGCTGCCAGCGCGAACGATGGACGAATCTGCGTTTAACGCCGCGGTGGCGTATCTGATGACGAATTTGCCCGTATGGGGAGCGCAAGTTAATTCGACACTCGCAGGCATGAACATCGTCGCAGCGGGCGGTGCCATGGGTGTCCCGTACACGTTCGACACGTCGACCACGAACGGGGATCCCGGTTCCGGCAAGCTTCGCATGTCGGCATCTACTGCCGCAGCGACGACCGCCATCTACATGGACGTCATCGGCTCCGATGGCTTGGACTACACGGGCGTATTGGATCAGTTTGACGCGTCATCGAGCACGGTCAAGGGCTATATGCTGCTGCGTAAAGCCTCGGACCCGACGAAGTGGGCCGTGTTCGCCGTCAATGGCCGGACGACTGTGTCTGGCTATCGAGCCTTCAACGTCACGTGCATCACTCAATCGACACCCGCGCCATTCAGTGTGACCGATCCGGTGACCGTCCAGTACACGCGCAACGGCGACAAGGGTGATCCAGGCACAAATAGCCTGGTGTTGTTGAGCTCGGCGACCGTCAGTACTGCTGTGGCGAACATCGACTTCCTGAGCGTTTTCTCATCAGGATACGACCGCTATGTCATCGACCTGACTGGCGTGAATGCTGCCGGCGCCGGCAACCTCAATTTCAATTTCGTCACGGGCGGTAGTGCGGTCGATGCATCAAGCAACTACTACCTTGGCGTGGATGGCGCATCCCCAGCAGCTACGACGGGATTTTCGTTCGGCGTCATATCGTCGGCCGCCGTGAGTTCAATGTCGGCAACCCTGGAGGTGCGTAACGCGAACTCCAGTGGCAAGCCGAAGGGCTTCGCGGCGCGGGGCTCGAGCAATCTCTCTCTGTTCATCAAGGAAGGGATTTGGAACCTCGCTACTGCTGCGCCTACCGGCTTCCGTCTCGCCTGCTCGGGCGGCAATTTTACGGCCGGCACGGTACGCGTTTATGGCGTTAAGAACTCATAAGGACCTGGCATGACTTACCAAGTGATGGTTGATGGCGTAGTGCGTGACGCTACGCCCGGGGAAATCGTCGACATCGAGGCACGACAGCAGGATGCCCTGAAGCTCGATGTGCCTGACTACGTTGCGGCCGTCCAGGCCATGCTTGACGCAAAGGCTCAAGGCCGACGGTACGACAGCATTCTATCGGCCTGCACGTACGCGACGTCGACACAGCCGAAATTTCAGGCAGAGGGACAGGCCTGCGTCGCGTGGCGCGATGCTGTCTGGAGCAAGTGCTATCAGCTGATGGCCGACGTCGACGCCGGTGTGCTTGCCCAACCTACCGTCGAAGAGCTGCTCGCCATGCTCCCGACGATGGAATGGCCGGAATGAGCCGCGTGTTCGAAGTGCTTGTCGCAGTTGACCAGCTGGCGAACGCCGTCCTTGGTGGATGGGCAGATGAGACGATGTCCGCACGCTGTTGGCGTCTCCGTGGTTTCCGTCCGTATTGCTGGCTGCGGCCGGTGATCGACAAGCTGTTCTTCTGGCAGCCGAACCACTGCAAAAGCGCGTATGAATCCGAGCGGCTCCGCTCGCAGCTTCCGGTCGAATACCGATAGCGCCTTGCGCTTAAAAATTCTAACTACTTCGTCCTAAACTTAAATGAAAGAGAACATGTCACTCGAAGCCACCGCAGCTGGTTCCGTCATCAAAGTGTTCGGCGTACCGGTCCTGGCCGGCGCAGCAGCAACAGGGCTGGCGTTCCTGTTCATGTGGCCGAAGACGATCAAGGAAGCGGCCATTCGTCTTGCGTGCACGATCGTCGCGTCAGCCATCGCTGGGCCGTTCCTTGTCATCGCCGTCCACTCGTGGTGGCCGAGCTTGTTTGCCTCGGCAGGGGAGGTGGCAGGAATGTACAAAATGCCGTACGAGCTCGGGATGCTGTTTGTTTCCGCGCCGCTCCTCGTCCTGGCTGGGCTGCCGGCATGGTGGATCCTCGGCGGCATCGTCTTGTGGTTCGACCGCCGACGCGGCAAGGATCTGGGCGAGCTCGCGCACGACGCTGCAGAAATGGTGCGCGACGTGAGGAGCACGCTGTGAGCCCCGCCGATCTGCGTAGGATTATGCCGCTGGCGGACAAACTGGCCGATATGTTTGCGGTGCCGCTGACGTCTGCCATGGACGAATTCGGCATTGACACACCGCAGCGGCAAGCCAGCTTCATCGCCCAGATCGCGCACGAAAGCGGACAGCTCCGCTTCACGCGTGAAATGTGGGGGCCGACCCCCGCGCAGCGCGGGTATGAGGGCCGTGTCGACCTGGGCAACACGTATCCGGGCGATGGATTCCGTTATCGCGGCCGCGGCCTGATTCAGATCACAGGGCGTGCGAATTACCGGACGTGTGGCGCGATGCTGGGATTCGACCTATTGAACTTCCCCGAGCTGCTCGAAGGGCCGACGCTGGCTGCGCGCTCGGCGGCCTGGTTCTGGCGCAAGCGCGGCCTGAATGCACTCGCTGATGCGGGTGAGCAGGTGGAGATCTGTAAGCGCATCAACGGCGGCAAGAATGGCCTGCAGGAGCGCCTCAACTTCTACGCAGAAGCGCGGAAGGTGATCGCATGAGTCGCTTCGCTGGCCCGCTCGTGGGCATTGTGTTAGTCGTGCTGCTCGCCGTGGGAGCGTGGCGCGGCATCGCTTATTACGGTGCTACGCGGTACGACGCAGGATATGGCGCGGCCATCGCCGCCGGCAGGGAAGCTCGCGACAGCGCGGCAGTCGCTAACGTTGCCATCGAATCCGGCCTGCGCGCGGAACTTCTCGGCCGCGACACAGCAGTATTTCGAAAGGAACAGGAATATGCTTCGAATCTCTCTGATGCTCAGCGCCTCGTGCGCGCTGGCGATGACCGGTTGCGCTGTCCCGCAGCCGGTTCCGTACAGCCCCCCGCCGAGACCCCAGATCGACCCGTTACCGCCGACACTGCAGCTGACGGAGGCGGACCGAACCTTGTGCCGGAGGCTGCTGCTGACGTTCTTGGCTACGGAGCAGCAATTGCAGGCCTCGTGCGGCGATACGACGAGGTCGTCTTCCGGTATGAAAGCTGCCGGGCAGTAAATGCAGGACCGTGATGGACTCTCACGTCATCACCCCGACCGAGCAGCAACTGATCATGCAGACGACGGACACTGGGCATGTGCATCAGGTGTGGCCGGCGCCGCCGTCATCGTTGCCGGGTGGTGCGGCGCCCGCCGCCTATCCCGCGGCCGCGTGAGCACGCGCATTGCCGTCTCGATCGGTACGCCTAGTTCGCGTAGCACTAGAGCAGCTTCGCGCTGCCCAATGTTGGCGAGGCCGTTGAGCACGGCCTCAATGTAGAGCTGCGTTCGGCGGTCGGTTCGGCGGTCCATTTGCCGATTTTGCGCTGTTTGGATATCGCAATTTTGATACAGCGCAATATTTCCGCGCCGAACTTTATTCTCTTCGTGGTTCATCGGTCACTTGATATGCTGTACGTGCATACAGTATTTTTGAGGTGTCAATGACAACACTTCCCGACCCTGAAGCCCTTCATCCGTCGCTATGGCGCGCGTCGCAACTGGCGCGCAGCCAGACGCGCTGCGTCGAGACCGGGTTCCCCAGCCTGTCGAATCAGCTGCCGGGCGGCGGCTGGCCGGTGAGCACAATGGTCGACCTGCTGCTGAAGCAGAACGGCATCGGGGAGATGCGGCTGCTCGCACCCGCTCTGGCGGCAGTGGCCGCGCGCCGTGTTGTGCTGCTGCAGCCGCCGCACGCACCGCAGGCGCTGGCCCTGGCCGCGTTGGGCCTGCCGCCGGCATCCGTGATCTGGCTTCGCGCCGAGCGCACGGGCGACATGATGTGGGCGGCCGAGCAGGTGCTGCGGAGCGGGAGTTGCGGCGCGCTGCTGTTCTGGCCGGACCAAGTCGGATCGGGAAGCGCGCGGTACCGGTCCGTGCGGTCCGATAACCTGCGGCGCCTGCACCTGGCTGCGCAGGCCGGCGAGACGCTGTTCTTCATGATGCGCCCGCTGGCTTCCGCGACGGACCCGTCGCCCGCGCCGCTGCGCCTGAGCCTGGAGCCAGCCAAGGGCGGAATTAACATCGGTTTCGTGAAGCGACAGGGCCCTGTGCGCGATGAGCCGCTATTCCTGCCCATGCAGGTCGGTACAGTGCGTCAGGTGCAACCGCAACGAGAAGTATCCCAGGAACACTGGGTCGCGCGTCCCGCTTTAGCGAACAGCAAGGTGATTCTACCGGCGTAGTTTTCAGCGTAATTCTGCTCCACAAAGCGATTCCGGACCGCATAAATACTGAGGTTTAAAGCGTCGATTTCGTTTATTTTGTGGAGCAGAAATAGGACTCTAGCCCGCATGGTTGAGCCATTCTTTAGACGGCTTCCCAAGCTTACGACGAGGGTTCGATTCCCTTCACCCGCTCCAATGAAATATGGCGAAAAATGAGTTTTCGCCGCTCCACAAAACTAGCTTCGCTCCACAAACCGCTTGATGACAGCGGGCTGCTTGAAGGCCTAGGTCGCAAGTTGAGGCACGCATGATTTTCCAAATCTTGAACCCCACGACTGTCACTGTGCCACTGCCTTTTAGCTTCAATGCTAAGAACATACATGTTCTGTTGGAAGGCGCCTTGGACGATGCTCTGAACCCACGCGCGAATAAGGTCGTCTTCGACTTCTCGAAGCTAAATTTTGCCGACCCTACGGCTATCACGGTCCTGTCGAACCTGGTGGAGTACTTGAAGCAAAAGCATGACACCAAGGTCTACTTCAGAAACTACACATACCCAACAGAGGGGAATAAGTTCCTGGACGACTCTGGTTTTTTCCTCAGGTATGTGGGAAAGCCCGCGTTTTCGGGATCGAGGCTACGATCGACGACGCTTCCCTTGGAAATGGTGTCGTACGACCGCAGTTACCCATGGATACACAATACTTTTGCGGAGTGGATCTCTGGACGAGTAGGGCTTTCGCCCGCATCCTTTGCATCCATCAATGTTTGCCTGCAGGAAATTTTTAACAACATCAGCGACCACTCGGGCGAGAAGATTGGATGTGTTTTTACTCAGCACTACCCTCAGAAGGGTGAGGTGATGTTGACGATTTCCGACTTCGGCGTCGGCATACCGTATAACGTCCGGAAGGTTCTGGCAGCGGTGAGTGACGCAGAGGCCCTTGAGAAGGCGGTCGTTGAGGGTTTCACAACAAAAAGCACGAAAAGAAACCAAGGTGCAGGGCTTAATATCCTCACGCGGTACGTGGTCGCGAACAATCGTGGTAGAGTCTTTGTGCAGTCCTTGAAAGGTAGCTTTAATTGCATACACGCAGCATCCGGGGTCAGGATGTCTTCGCGTAACGAGAGAGTCACCTACCCTGGGACCTTGATTCAGATTACTTTTAAAACTGGTTCCCTGGAGCCAGTAGGCGAGAAGGAGGAGTTCGAATGGTAATCCGTGCCCTCGACCTTGTTCGTCAGTGTTACTCACAAGATGACGGTCAGAAGGTTTTTGATGTGCTGCTTCCAAGGCTTAAGCGGGGTGAGCGCATTGAACTGTCATTCGACGGTGTAGACACCGTCCCATCTTCGTTCATCAATACGGCGTTGATTCATCTCCTCGATGTCTTGCCATTTGAAACAATCAAGGCAAGCCTGCGTTTTGTGGACACGACACGGCAGATCAACGACATGATCAAGTCGCGCTTCGACTTTGAGGTGAACCGCCGGCATCCTCAGCCGGCTCGGTAGCGTCTCTGCGTACACACGAGGAAAATCGTTACTTTGTTGGGGTAACGATTTTCCCGCGTCGCAGATAGTGACGTTGAGTCGTCTTAACGCTCTCATGGCCTAGCAAGTCGCGTGCAGCCTCCTCCCCACGCCCATCAGCCGTGTCATCCGCCGCTTTGGCGCGCAGGTCGTAGAACCGGAACTTTTTAATGTCCTTGGCCAGCTTCGGCTCGGCTTTGGCCGCCGCATCCTTGGCCTTGTCGAACTGCGAGCGCAACGCCGGCGCGGTAAGGCGCTTCCCGTGCTGATTGACGAGCAGCGCTGCTGTCTTCACTTTGTGCCCCGCCTTACGCGTTTCGATGCGCGTCAACAGGGCCTCCAACTCCCCAACGATCTTGATGCGCAGCGGCTGCTTGGTCTTCTCCTGCGTGACGATGAGGTGGCCCTCGATGATGTCGTGCTCGGTCATCTTTAGCGCGTCTGCTGGGCGCTGGCCGGTGAGGTATGCCAGATCCATCGCATCGCGTAGAGGGGCGCTCCCGCTGGTCCACACAGCCTTGTACACAGCATCGCTGATATAGACGGTCCGCTTCTCAAGCGAATACCCCTGGATGCCTTCGCACGGATTCGGTAGGTCGGTGTAGCCCCAGCCGCGGGCATGGTTCCACATGGTCGAGAACACGCGCTTGCAGCGATTCGCAGTGGTCGGCTTGTCGGCGTGATCGTCCAGGAACTGCCGGATATGCATTGGCTTGATCTGGCTCAGCGGCGCTTCCGCGAACGATTCGAGCAGATGCTTAATGTCCGACCGGTACATCCTGGCGGAGCTGCTGGCCAGCTTCGGCACCGCGTCGACCAGGTAACGCTTTTCCACGTCGGCGAACGTCGCGCCCGACGTGGGAGTAACGACCACGTTCAGCTCGGCGTACTTCTTGAGGGCGAGAATGAAGTCGTCTCCCAGCGCGATTTCCTTGCGCTTCCCATCGGGGCCCTTCTGGTACATGTAGTAGTACACCCTGCCACTACGCTGCGTCCGAGGATGCATGTGCGGCGGCATGTTCAGGTTACGCGTGTTTTTTCTGCCCATCGTTCCGTCTCGGCATTACCCATACTTTTTCACGTGGCTCGTCCTTGCGGCCCTCGACAGCGGCGATCGTTACCACAGGCTCACCGATGGCGTTCACCCAGAAGGGTAGACCCATCGTTCGGAGCGCCTCGATCTGCTTGGTTTTGCGGCGACGACCAGTGAGCCTGATCATAGCTTCGGTTGTCAAAAACGTGTCCATTATGCCCCGCGTCTATTCTTGGGTTGACAGAGCTCGCGCGCCAACGCACTGCCGCATGTTGAGTTCCATCCGCACTTGGCCGCCGCGTGCCGCGCAGTCACGGGCAAAGCCGACTGCCTCGCCTGCGATGCGGTCCATGTAGATGATCGACACGGCAACGCACAGCAGCAGAGCGGCGCAGGCTGCTACTGGCTTCACGGGGTCACCTCTAGAATGATGCGGAAGCCGATGCCGATCTTTCCCGGCGCAGGATGCGGCTGATACCAGCACAAATACCAGAAGGTCGCGCCGTCGTCGGTCTCGCCCTCGCGCTTCCAACACTTGCCGTCGTACGTCCCGGACGGGTAGCTGCGCGAGTAGTCCGAGAGGCCGTCAATCTGCCGGGCCGTCAGCAGGACGTGCGTGTCGTCCATCGGCGCCTGCCGGATGTCGGCGGGCTGACGCCAATGCTTCCCAAGCGGGTCGATCATCATGGGGATCATGCGGTACCGTCTTTCTGTTCTGCCGCCTCTTGGGCGGCTGCTCTTTCAACTTCCATAGCCACGCTGGCGGCATCTAGGAAGTGCTGTGCGGATCGGATCGCGTCACGCAGCTGCGTGGCGTTCCATGCCTCGAGTCCACGCTCCAGCGCGCGAATGGCGTCTGGAAGGTAAACGACGGCGGCGCGGACCTTCGGCATCGGTGGCGGATCGGACGGCCGGATGTGAACCACGGCGCCGTCGATGGTTCGTTTTGTAATAGGCCAGATCACGACTGACCTCCTGCGCCCACAGCGGCTGCTCTCTTGTCCCGCTGGATGATGTCGGTGCAATTCTGGTGGCCGTGCGCGCAGGCGTCCGGCATGCCTTCCGAGAAGGTCATGCAGCAGTCGGCACATATCCAGCTGCATTCGCCTCGGGCTGCTCGCGCCTCCCATTCGCGGGTTGCCTTGTCCATCGCCGAAATGGCTTCATCAAAGCTGCCGTTGATTTCCTCCGCAATGAAGATGCCGATCACGATTGACCTCCTGCGTCCGCAGCGGGTGCTCTGTGGTTCGCAATGGCGGCGCGCATGCTCCAGCCCATCCACATATCCAGCATCTGCTGGTCGATGTACTCGCCACCATCGATGCGCTGGAAATTGGCGTCACCATCGAACAGGTCGCGCACGTCGCGTTCGAACAGGTCGCGCACGTCGCGTTCGAACAGGTCGCGCACGTCGCGTTCGAACAGGTCGCGCACGTCGCGTTCGAACAG